CACGAAAGGGCAAATCAAAGCCCTTTCAAAACGTGGTATCAACCAAGATACCTGTCAAAAGTTTGACTACCGTGTTGCAAAACACAACGGGGTATCCTGTCAGGTAGCGAACTATCACCACAACCAGAAGCTTGTAGCACAGAAGCTCCGATACCCTGACAAGACGTTCAGTTGGATTGGTAATGCTACCGGGCTGTATGGTCAGTGGCTGTGGCGTGACGGTGGTAAGATGGTGGTGGTCACCGAAGGTGAACTCGACTGCCTTTCCGTCAGCATGATACAGCAAAACAAATGGCCTACCGTGTCCGTCAAGAATGGGGCACAGGGGGCGAAGCGTGACATACAGAAATCTCTTGAATGGCTTGAGAGCTTTGAAACAGTGGTGTTCATGTTCGACATGGATGACGCTGGGCAGTCTGCCGCCAGAGCCTGTGCCTCTGTACTCACGCCGGGTAAGGCAAAGATTGCACAGCTTCCCCTCAAGGATGCCAATGAGATGCTCATGGCGAACAGAGGGAAAGAGATTATCTCTGCCATCTGGGAAGCCAAGACGTTCAGGCCAGACGGTATCGTTCATGGCTCTGACCTATGGTCAACCATATCAACCAACGAGGTTGTCTATTCTGTGGACTACCCCTTCGTTGGCCTCAACGACAAGACGCATGGCCTTCGCAAGTCAGAGCTAACCACCATCACTGCCGGGTCTGGCATTGGTAAGTCAGCACTGGTTCGTGAGATTGGCTATGACCTAATCAAGAAGGGAGAGCGAGTTGGCTTCATCATGCTTGAAGAAACCGTTAAGAGAACGGCTCTTGGCCTCATGGGTTTACACCTCGACAAGCCTTTACATCTGGGTCTTGAGCCTGTTGAAGCTGATGCGCTTCGTGATGCTTTTGGTGCTGTCATCGGCAATGGCCGGGTTTATTTCTATGATGCTTTTGGTAGCACCGCTATCGAAAATCTCTTGGCTAGAATCAAGTTTCTTGCTAAAGGAGAAGAGTGCGATTGGGTTATTCTTGACCACTTATCTATTGTGGTTTCTGGTCTTGGGGACGGTGATGAAAGACGATTAATCGACAACGCAATGACAGCCTTGCGTACCCTTGTCCAAGAGACAGGAGTGGGGTTGATACTGGTGTCCCACCTCAAGCGGCCTGACGGTAACAAAGGCCACGAGGAAGGCGCACAGACCAGCCTGTCCCAGCTACGGGGTAGCCATGCTATCGCCCAGCTATCGGACATGGTGATTGGCCTTGAGCGTAACCAACAGGGTGAAGACTCCAACGTCACAACTATCCGTGTGCTGAAAAACCGCTTCAGTGGTGAGTGTGGGGTGGCTTGCCACGCAAAGTACAATCCACTGACGGGACGGATGCAGGAGTGCAATCCAGATTTTGAAGAGGTAGAGAATGAGTTCTAACATGAAAGATGTAACACGAGAAATGATGGTGTCTCAGTTCCAAAAGGCAATGGGGCAACCTATGAATGTTCCTTACTCAAAAAGTGATTTGCATTTACGGATGCGGCTTATCAATGAGGAAGTCAAAGAGCTAGAAGAAGAAGTTAAAAAAGCAAGGCGACAATTAGATGCGGATGCGAAGGTTTCTGATGAAGTCAAAGAAAACATCCTGAAGGAACTGTGTGACATCATGTATGTGGTGTCAGGGTTTGCTGTTACCTTCGGTCTTCCTGTCCAACCAGCCTTTGTTCGTGTTCACCACTCCAACATGAGCAAGCTCGTGGATGGCAAACCTGTGGTTGACGCTGGTGGTAAGGTACTCAAGGGTGAGAACTACTGCCCACCTAGCATGAAAGGTTTGCTATGAGATATGTGTTTGATTTAGAGACTGACGGACTACTTGATGATGTCTCTACCATACACTGTCTTGTCCTCAAGGACATCGACTCAGGTGAGATTATCAGCTACACCGATAACTGGCCTGAAGGTGCTAAGAGGTTGGAAGATGCTGACCTCATTGTAGGTCACAACATCATCAAGTACGACATTCCTGTATTGGAAAAGCTTGGTACGTTCCACCCCAAGGGTCTGGTGCGTGACACGCTGGTCTGCACCCGGCTCGTCTGGGCAGACATCAAGCAGTCAGACTTCACACGCACTGACTTCCCTTCCAAACTCATCGGCTCACACAGCCTACGGGCATGGGGTCACCGCATTGGTAACTACAAAGACGATTATCAGGGTGGCTGGGAAGCGTTCAATCAGGAGATGTGGGAATACTGCATACAGGATGTCGAGGTAACCAACACACTTTGGCAAAAGATTGTTGCCAAGGACTACAGTGAACAAGCAATGGAGCTAGAGCATGAGCTTACGCAAATTATTTTCCGGCAAGAAACTGCTGGATTTGCCTTTGACAGACAGGGTGCTTCTTCTCTCTATGCTCAACTCGCAACCCGGAAGCATGAGCTTGAAGAGGAACTCAAGAAGGCGTTCCCTGATTGGGAGATTAAAACGCCGTTTACTCCGAAGGTAAACTCAAAGAAGTTTGGCTACGAAAAGGGTGTGCCTACCTACAAGGTTAAGAAGGTAGAGTTCAACCCCGGTAGCCGTGACCATGTAGCTGACCGCCTGAAGAAACTGAAAGGCTGGGAACCTACAGAGTTTACCAATGATGGTAAGCCCAAGGTGGACGAAGAAGTTCTGTCACACCTACAGTACCCCGAAGCAAAGTTGCTTGTTGAATACTACACGCTCATCAAGCGGCTGGGGCAACTAGGCGATGGTAACCAAGCGTGGATAAAGGTAGAAAAACATGGGCGTATTCATGGTTCAGTCAACACTAATGGCGCAGTCACTGGAAGAGCCACTCATGCATTTCCGAATGTGGCGCAAGTCCCGGCCATCGGTGTTCCGTATGGGAAAGAATGTCGCTCACTCTTCACGGTTGCCGATGGCAATCGGCTGGTGGGCGTGGATGTAAGTGGCCTTGAGCTACGATGTCTAGCACATTTCATTGCAAAGTATGATGGGGGAGCATATGCGGATACCGTCATTAATGGCGACATCCATACAGAGAACCAGAAGGCGGCTGGGTTGCCCACCCGTAACCAAGCCAAGACCTTCATCTATGGATTCCTCTACGGAGCAGGGGCAGGAAAAATCGGGAGCATCGTTGGCAAGGGTGCAAAAGAAGGCGCAGTCCTCAAGTCAAGATTCCTGAAAAAACTACCAGCCCTAGACAAGCTAATCAAACAGGTGCAGAAAGCATCGCAACGTGGCTACCTTATCGGGTTAGATGGGCGACACCTCAAGGTTCGTTCACCTCATGCCGCACTCAACACTCTACTACAATCTGCTGGCGCACTTATCTGCAAGCAGTGGATTGTCGAATTTGACCGTGCCTTGAAAGAGGCTGGTCTTTCCGATTCATGTCAGCAAGTGGCATGGGTACATGACGAAATCCAACTAGAAGTAAAGGAAGGTATGGCTGATGAAGTCGGACAACTCGCAGTTAAATGTATCGGTAGGGCAGGAGATTTCTTCGGAGTTCGATGTGAACTCACTGGAGAATACAGAGTCGGTAGAAACTGGGCTGAAACCCACTAAGGAGAACCGTAAGAAGTTCGACATCGACTTGGCCTACGGGCAGATGCACGAAGACCAAATCATTGAGATGCTACGAGACAAGAAGCTTGAGGTAAAGACTGAGCGTGGGATGTGGACTAAGACAGGAAACATTGCCATTGAGTTTGAGTCTTACGGCAAGCCTTCGGGCATCAACGCTACGGAATCAGACTACTGGTTTCACAAGCTGGCAGTAGATGATGAAATCTTCTGTACGCTGGTCTTCGATGTACCAACATTGAAGAAGATTGTTGAGAAGCTTGACTACCACAAGGTTGTCAAAGGCGGTGACCATTACGCATCGAAGATGTTTCTGGTGAATCTGTCGAAGCTGTTCTCAACGGACACCCTTAAACTTTACCGTCAACTATCCACTGAGGTATGATATGCACAGAACATTGCTAATAGATGGCGACATCGTGGTCTATCAATACTCAAGCACAGTCGAGCATGAGATTGATTGGGGTGACGATGTGTGGTCATTGTGGGCAGATGCTAAAGAAGCCCAACAGTTAATCCTACAATACCTTGACATTCTCGTTGAGGAAACTGCGGCAGACGATTTCATCTTCTGCTTCAGCGACAAGGATAACTTCCGCAAGGACATCGACTCCACTTACAAATCAAACCGCAAAGGCAAGCGCAAGCCCGTCTGTTATAAGGCAGTCAAGGAATGGATTACAGACCATTACAAGACTGAGACTTGGCAGGGGCTAGAGGCTGACGATGTGATGGGCATCATGGCTACGGCAGATATGCTGGCTGGTGAGAAGGTAATCGTGTCAGAAGACAAGGACATGAAGACCATCCCCGGCTTGCTCTGGCGTTCAGGCGAGATGCTCAACATCAGTCAGGAACAGGCCGACTATTACCACCTGTATCAGACCCTAGTGGGTGACTCTACAGATGGCTACCCCGGCTTGCGTGGTGTGGGTGACAAGAGAGCGACAGAGCTACTCAAGACACCTACATGGGAAACCGTACTCAAAGCCTTTGAGAAGGCTGGGCAGACCGAAGAGGACGCTCTCGTCCAAGCAAGGCTGGCTCGTATTCTCCGGGCTAGTGATTACAACTTTGAATTTGGTCAGCCAAATATGTGGAGTCCTGAATGACACTACCAACCAACGCAGAGGAACGTAAAGCCATCCCCATCTATACCGGGTTTGTCAAATACTTTCCTGATGCAATGGCCGCTGTCGCCAAGATATCCCTGAAGGGTGGCATCCAGCATGGGCAAACGCCTGAGACATTGCATTGGGACAGGTCTAAATCAGGTGACGAACTAGATGCCATGATGCGTCATGTGATTGACGAGGATTGGGCACAGGTAGCTTGGAGAGCTATGGCTAACCTACAAAAGCAAATCGAAGAGGAACAGAATTAATGATACCTAACCAGCACTACGGGATGACACTCCCTATCTCAGAAGAAATTGACGCTATCAAGTACAGGCAGACAGGGGAAGACTTTTACTCAAAGGTTGTCCGTATTGCTGGGGCGTTGAAGGATGACCCTATCCACTTTGAAACATTCAAGGACATCCTTCGTCATATGAGGTTTCTCCCTGCTGGTAGAGTCCAAAATGCTATGGGTGCGGCACGGCAGACAACAGCGTTCAACTGCTTTGTCTCCGGCACTATCGAAGATAGCATGGACTCTATCATGCACCGGGCAACACAGGCCGCAGAAACCATGCGGCGTGGGGGTGGCATCGGCTACGACTTCAGCCGCCTTCGCCCACGGGGTGACCGCATCAAATCTCTCGACTCCAAAGCCTCTGGTGCTATCAGCTTCATGGGCATTTTTGATGCCGTGTGCCAGACCATTGCGTCATCTGGTCACAGGCGTGGAGCAGAAATGGGTGTTCTCCGCATTGACCATCCCGATATCGAAGAGTTCATCACAGCCAAGAACAACAGCGACAAGCTGACAGGGTTCAACATCTCCATCGGTGTAACAGATAAGTTCATGCGGTGCTTGGAAGATGGCACTCCGTTCCCTCTGGAGTTTGAGGGCGAGGTCTACAAAGAGGTAGACCCTGAGAACCTCTGGGACATGGTGATGCGTAGCACATGGGATTGGGCAGAGCCGGGTGTTCTGTTTATCGACACCATCAACAAGATGAACAACCTACATTACTGTGAGAAAATCGAAGCCACTAACCCATGTGGTGAGCAACCTCTGCCACCATTCGGTGCGTGTCTGCTGGGTTCTTTCAACCTACCGAAGTATGTGCTTGATGGTAAGTTTGACTACGGCCTATTCATCAATGACATCTATCAGGTTGTTAGGGCGATGGACAACATTGTTGACCGTACAACCTACCCACTGACAGAGCAGGAAACTGAAGCAAAGAACAAGCGTAGGATGGGGCTTGGTGTTACAGGCTTGGCTAACGCTGGTGAGATGTGTGGTCTGCCATACGCCTCTGAGCAGTTTATGGAGTTTACTGAGACTGTGCTTGAGTGCTTGCGTGACCACTGCTACTCCGCATCGGCTGACCTTGCAGAAGAGAAGGGTTCGTTCCCTCTGTATGACCAATACCACTATATGCAGAGCAAGTTCATCAAGACCCTGCCGACATGGGTACAGGAAAAGATTGAACGTCAGGGCATCCGTAACTCGCATCTGACATCCATCGCACCTACCGGGACTATCAGCCTCACCGCTGACAACGTGTCGAGTGGTATTGAGCCACCCTTCAGCCTCTACTATGACCGCACCATCCAGCAGTTTGACGGGCATCAGGTACAGCGTGTCGAGGATTATGCTTACCGTCAGGGTGTCTCTGGCCGTACTGCCAACGAGATTTCAGCAGAGGAACACCTCGCTGTTCTGGCTCTGTCTTCTCAGTTTGTCGATAGTGCTGTCTCCAAGACCTGTAATGTGGGTGACAATGTGACCTACGATGAGTTCAAGAACCTGTATTACAATGCGTGGAAACAAGGATGCAAAGGAATAACTACCTTCCGTGCCGCTGGAAAAAGGTATGGAATTTTGAACGAGGTAAAAGAAGACGAGCCAAACGCAGAAGCTTGCTTCATTGACCCGGATACTGGTCTAAAGTCCTGCGAATAATACCCACCATATAAGAGGACTAGAATGTCTAAAGAAAATAAACAAGTAGAACACTTGCCCGTCACAGTGGTTCAACTAATAGATACACTAGACCATGTATTTCCTGAAGAATCTGCCCGACTAGAGTGGTCAGACAGAGAGGTTTGGGTAAAGGCTGGTCAAAGGTCTGTCGTTAATTGGTTGTTAGAGTTGAAAAGACGGGATGAAAACCCTAACAATATTGAGGATGGATAGATGTGTGACCCAGTTACAATTATAGCGTCTGTCGGAACAGCACTTTTAGCTAAAAAAGTCACTGACGATGCCGCTAAAAAACAAGAAAAAGCCTATAAAGCACAAATTGAAAAAGCGAATGAAGAAGCCGCTAACGCCAATAAGAAGTTTCTAGAACAGCAAGCATCAGACGCTGTTAATCCAAACCTAGTTAAGAAAACAGGTGCAGGAGACACAGGCACAGATGCACTGAAAATCAAAAAGACTGCTGGTGCGGCTATGAATACCCTAGGAATGGGGGGAGCTTCTGGAACTGGTGTGAATATAGCCTAACAAATTAGAAGGTAAATCGTTATGCACGAGAACACTTCCTGCGCCAAGCGGTACTACAAACTTGCGGCTGACAGGGAGATTTACCTTGACCGGGCAAGAGAGTGTTCGGAATTAACTCTTCCTGCCCTTATTACCCCAGAAGGCTTTAGTTCTGCTACAGACCTATATCAGCCCTTCCAAAGCATCGGCGCACGAGGTGTCAATAATCTGGCATCTAAACTGATGCTTCTTCTTTTCCCACCTAACTCTCCCTTCTTCCGTCTGGCGATGGATACTAAAACCAAAACAGAACTAGATGGTGAAGGTGAACTTAGGGCAGAAATCGAACAGGGACTTGCTGGCGTTGAGCGAGAAGTCATGGGAGAAATTGAATCCCGTGCTTTGAGAGTACACGTATTTGAGGCTCTCAAGCATCTGATTGTTTCTGGTAATGTACTTATACATCTCCCCAAAAAAGGTGGACTCAGAGTTTTTCCTCTGTCCTGCTTTGTCACTAAACGTGACCCTGCCGGGGAGCTACTTGAGGTTATCCTAGAGGAAAAGGTGTCCCCACGGGCACTGCCTGAAGGCATCGAAAATATTGATTACACAGGCGATGAAGACCTCAAGATTTATACAAAAATTTATAGAACCGATTCCGATAACTATTATGTTTATCAGGAAGTCGAGGGACAAATAGTCCCCGGCTCTGAAGGCCAATACAAGAAAGCACTAATGCCGTGGATTGCACTGCGGATGGTACACTTGGATGGTGAAGACTATGGACGCTCTTTCGTGGAAGAGTATCTAGGTGACCTCAAGTCATTAGAAGGCTTGATGGAAGCGTTGGTAAGCTCTGCCGCCGCCAGCGCAAAGCTAGTATTCATGGTGAGGCCAAATGCTAGTGTCCGAAGAACTGACCTTGCTAAATCAAAGAACGGCGATGTCATTCTGGGTGACCCCAATGATGTCCGTGTACTTCAGACTGAAAAGTACCCAGATATGCGTGTCGTACTGGAAACTGTACAGCGCATTGAAGAACGTATTTCTTATGCGTTCCTTCTCAACACCGCTATCCAGCGTAATGCTGAACGGGTAACGGCTGAAGAGATACGCTTTATGGCACAGGAACTAGAGTCAGCCCTTGGGGGTGTGTACTCAATCCTGTCACAAGAGATGCAACTGCCTGTAGTAAAGATACTTATGGACAGTATGTCTGCATCTAAGAAAATCCCCAAGCTACCAAAGGGAACAGTTACCCCTGTTATTGTTACAGGTGTAGAAGCTTTGGGGCGTGGAAATGACCTCAACAAACTTAGGGCATATATGGCTGACCTTGTTCAGTTAGCTGGCGTAAGTCCTGAGACAATATCACGAGTAAACTTTGGTGACCTTGTAAACCGTTTGGCTACAGGGCACGGCATTGACACTATCGGTCTGATGAAGACTGAACAAGAACTGCAAGCAGAAATGCAAGCACAACAAGAGGCGCAACAACAACAAATGATTGCCCAAACACTCCAAGATGCCGCACCAGATGTGATTAAAGAAGCTGTAAAACAGCAAGGATAAAAATGACAACACCCAAAATGACTTTGAAGAACGACAACCCAAAGGAAGAAAAGGCAAAGAAGCCTGAGTATCCAGCGTGGCCGGGACGAGAGGTTGCTGAAGTTGGTAAGAAATACATCAACAAAAAAGGCAACATCATACAGTTGGGAGCGTCTAAGTAATGGCTGAAACACAATCAATACAGGTAGAAGGCAATGTCACAGGAAGTGAAGCACCAGTACCAGAAGTTGCTGAAGACCGTCCTGAGTGGCTACCAGAAAAGTTTAAGTCTCCTGAAGAACTTTCTAAGGCATATGGTGAGTTGGAAAAACAATTCACTCAGAGCCGCCAAGAATCTAATCAAAGTGATACTTCAGAGCCTGAACCAGAAGCTACAGCGGATGCTCGACAGGCTGTAGAAAATGCAGGGCTAGACTTTGAATCTTTGCGGAATGAATTTTCCGAATCTGGCGAACTATCTAATAAAACTTACGATGACCTACAGGCACGAGGTATTCCACGAGATATGGTGGACTCGTTCATTGATGGTCAAAAATCTCTAGCCGCCGAATATCAAGGCGAACTATACAGTTATGCTGGGGGCGAAGAGAACTACGAACAGATGTCCGAATGGGCAACTGAAAATATGTCTGACGATGAGATTGATGCCTATAACGATGCAATCGTTTCAGGTAATCCATCACAAGCAAAGCTGGCTATTGAAGCACTTCATTCACGTTATGTGAAAGAAAATGGTTCAGCACCTAGCCTTGTTGGTGGTAAAGCATCTTCATCAGTAGACACTTACGCAAGCTGGGCACAGGTAACCACTGATATGGCAAAACCTGAATACAAGAAAGACTCAGCGTATAGACAAGCTGTGTCTAATAAACTGGCTAGGAGTAATCCGTCATAACTTAACCAGCCTATCAAGGCTGTTAGAAAGTTATCTCTATCCTAATAAACCGTTTGGCTCTCTGCGGAGAACACCCTTTCTGGCGAGTAGTGATTAGCAGAATAACAACCAACTTTAATTTAACTTTTTGAGGAAACGAAAATGGCTAATGCTAACGTATCCGAAATTGGTAAGGTAAATAATGCTGGTACTGCTGATGCCCTCTTTCTGAAGGTGTTTGCAGGAGAAGTCCTTACCAGTTTTGAACAAACTACAGTGACTGCCGATAAGCATATGATTCGTACTATTGCTAACGGTAAGTCAGCACAGTTCCCCGTGATGGGTCGCAGTGAAGCGGCATATCACACTCCGGGCAATGAAATTACTGGCACTGACATCAACCATAATGAGAAGGTCATCACAATCAATGACCTGTTGATTTCAAGCCACTTCATTGCAAATATTGATGAAGCTAAGAACCACTACGATGTTCGTTCAGTCTACTCGCAAGAGATGGGACGGGCACTTGCTTTCCAAATGGACAAGCACGTTCTTCAGACTATGCTTCAAGCCGCCGCCGCTTCAGCTAACGTAGCTGACAGTGGTTATGCTTCAGGTACAATCATCACTAGTGCAAACTCAGGTACAGCCGCCGCTGACTTGATTGCCGCACTGTATGATGCCGCCGAAGCTTTGGATGATGCTTATGTACCATCCGAAGGCCGCTTTGCCTTCCTGAAGCCAGAACAGTATTACCTGTTGGCTAATGCTTCTAACGCAATCAATGTGGATTTCTCCGGCCAAGGCTCTATTGCCACTGGTCAAGTCCCACAGCTTGCTGGTCTTAACCTGATTAAGACATCACATCTACCTACCGCAAACATTACAGGTACTGGTGTAGATGCTGGTGGTTCTGGTTCAGCACAAGCTGTTGATGCGTCCAATACGACTGCCCTCGTTGCACATACCTCTTCTGTAGGTACTGTGAAGCTGATGGACTTGGCTGTTGAGTCAGATTATGACATTCGCCGTCAAGGTACTCTTATGGTTGCTAAGTACGCAATGGGACATGGTGTCCTGCGTCCAGAAGCGGCTGTACAGATTCAGTCTGCATAAATCCTATAGCGGAAGTCTTTCGGGGCTTCCGCTTTTTTTT